CAAATTTTTAGTTGAGTATGTAAAAGCAATAATTAAGGGATGGAAAGGCTTAAAGTATTCTTACTTAGAAGAGCTTCTATTAGTAGATATCAGTAGCTTAGATCCTGAAGATGAACTAGAGTTTACCCAAGAGAATGCAGAAACATTAATGAAAAATGCAACTGACTTTGACTCATGGGTTAATGAAACAACTGGAGATTTAGAAAATTTTACCAAGACCAAGTAGAACGAATACTTGGTTTACTAGATAAACAGTATAAGGAAGGACAACTTGAATATGACGCATATATAAATATGTGTGAACAACTAGAACAAGAACCTGACTTAGACGATATGCCACCAGCACAGAATGACTATCCTCATGAAGTACAAGTGGCATTTCTTATACATGGACTACTCCCCGATAGATGGGAAGGTATGAGTGGTTCTTATATGGGAAAAGACATGGCATCCTTAGGAACTCTACTAGATGTGTGGGAAGTTGAAGATAAAAAATCCATAATATTCTTCCTAAAACATATAGAAGGAAGAAACGCTAGGAAAATAAATGCTGACTTAGAAAGAAAAAGATCGGCAGATAAAAATAAAGCAAAAGCTAAGGGCGGAATAAATTCTGCAAATATAAAAAGATAAATGTCAAAGAAAAACGAAGTAAAAATTCCTATTAAAGTTGATGGTAAGGAAATTCTACTAACTAAAAAGCAAATAGATAAACTGAATACCTCGTTGGATAAAACAGGTACTTCTGCACACTCAGCCGATCGTAGGCTAAAAGGAGCTGCTCAAGCTTCTTCAAGTGGTACAAAAAACTTTTCAAAAATGGCGCAGGGCATTACAGGTGGACTTGTGCCTGCGTATGCTACCCTTGCTGCTAATATATTTGCTATTTCAGCTGCTTTTAGATTTTTACAGAGTGCTGGAGATTTAAGAATACTACAACAAGGTCAGTTAGAATACGCACAAAGAACCGGACAATCTTTGTCTATACTTACAAGGCAACTACAAGCAGCTACTGATGGACAGCTAGCTTTTGCTGAAGCAGCTCAATCAGTAGCGATTGCTACAGCAGCAGGATTATCTGCTAAGCAAATTAATCAATTAGGGGCTGTTGCAAAAAATGCTTCTCTTATGTTGGGAAGAGATTTAACAGATTCTTTTAACAGACTAGTAAGAGGTGCTGTAAAAGCAGAACCAGAACTATTAGATGAATTAGGTATTATTCTTCGTCTTGAGACTGCATCAGAAAAATACGCATTAAGTATAGGTAAAAGTGCAAAACAGTTAAACATATTTGAAAAATCACAAGCAGTTGTGAATGAAGTTCTAGAACAAGGGGTAGAAAAATTTGGACAAGTTGATACCTCAACAAATTCTTTAACTAAACTTGCAAAATCTTTTGATGATCTAGTAAACTCTATAAAAAGTGCCCTCGGACCAACAGCAGAGTTTATGGCTCTTGCTATGTCTCAAAATACAACAGCATTAGCAGGTGCAGGATTATTACTAGGTACTCAAATAACTAGTTCTATAATACCAAAAGTTCCTGAATTTGACTTTTCAAAAGCGGGAGATGCCGCAAAAGCAAAGTTTGGTAGTATTTATTCAGGCAAACGAGATTTAAATAATTTAGATAAAAAAGGATTAGATGCTTTAGTTCGAGATACTAAAAAAGCTTACAAAACAAAAGGAAGTACTGTTATTGCTTTTGAGAAAATGAAACGAGATGAAGCGTTAAAAAGTTTAGACCATATAGGACTATCAATGCAGCAAGAGCAAGCAATTAGAGCAAAAGGAATCGCGGGAATGACAGCTAGGTATAAACTAATGTACCTTCAATTTAGAGCAGAAAGTAATGGCTTTATTTCACATATAAGAGTTGTAGGTACACTAGCAGCAAGAGCTTTTTCTACCGCTTTAAAATTCGCAGGATATGCAGGGATTGTAATAACTATTGCAGGAGTTTTAAGCCAGTATTTAGATAAGTCATCAAAAGCAGAAAAAGCAAGTAGAACAGCACAAAAAGAATTTGGGACACTTTTTTCTAAAAATGCAGAAGATCTAGAAAAAATGGTTGGTGAAATGAAAACTTTTAACTCTCTAATGACAAACGCTTTACAAAGCGCCAGAGCTTTAAGTAATATTGACTATGGACAAGCACTAAAAGGATTAGAAGGGGGACTAGGTGGAAGAGACTATAGCGGAGTTTTTAAAACTGACAGCCCACTAGGAAAACTTCAAAATATGGTTGGTCCTATGTTATACCCAGATGATGCAGGAAAACCTACCATGTCCTCCTCGCAAGTACAAGGCCTTCAAGGCATTATAGACATACAAAGAGCTCTTTATCCTTTACTACAAGACAACTCCGCTGCAGCTAATCAAGCTATTCTTATAATAGAAAAACTTGAATTAGCACTGCGTAAAGCATCAACGGGTCAATTAACTCAGGAAGATTTTGAAGGAGTAATAACCTTAGTAAGAGAACTTAAAGATGGAACAATAGCATCAAAAGCAATGAAGGGACTTTCACAAACGACTCAAATTTTATCAAGTTCTTCCCAAGATTTTAGTAAAGCTTTAAATTCTTTTAAAACAGCCCAAACTCCCTTAACTAGATTAACTACGAACATAGATTCAGTAGGGTCGGCTTTAACAGGTCTTGGAGAAAAATTCGCGGAACAGCAAGTAAACCTAAGGTTTAAAGCTGGTGGCACATTGTTTGATAAAGGAACTACTGATATGTTAAAAACTTTCTTATCCCCCGAAGCTTTAAGCGAGTTAGACAGTAGGACCCAATTCATCGACGCGTTGGCCATGAAGAGAGATCAATTGAAAGAAGCAGGGAATGAAAAAGAGGCAAAGAAAATGCAGGGGCTCATCACAATCATGGGTTCGGAAGCTTTTGCATTTTTCGGAGGACTAACGGAAGCAGAAGCAAAGAGGTTGCACGGCATAGAGCTCGGCATGATAAAGAACAAAACTCTTGCCCAGAAGAATTTAGCATTACTTTCTGTCGGAGCTACTAAAAATCAAACAAAACAACTAAAAATGCAGGCAGCTATAATAAGCAATAACTTAAATGTGTCCAATCAACAAACTCTTATATCCGAACTCGAAAGCAAAGGGATAGAAAAAAATGCAGTACAAATAGCATTAGAGAACGAAAAACTAGCGTTACTCCAAGCACAAGGATTACAACTTCAAGCAAATATAGATCATCAATTTCAACTAGCACAAGCTGCGAAAGATAGTTTTGAGTCTGGATTGCAAGGAACTTTCGATGATCTTATGACAGGCAAAAACTCTAGTTTAACAGAAGGATTAGCAAACATAGCGAAAGGAACATTAGAATCTGTATCGAAAAAACTATCAGAACAAATGGCAACAGGTGTTTCAAACTTCTTATTCGGTAATAAAGAATTGGAAGGATATAAGAAAGGGGCTGAAATATTAAAGCAAGGAATTATTGACGGAGCAAATGCAGCAGTAGGCACTGGCACTGGAGATATTTCTACTTCTACAGATACTGAGGGTGGTTTTATGTCAAAAGCTTTTAGCACAGTAAAAAGTTTATTCGGGTTTGCAAAAGGCGGAATCACACCAGAATATGCAAAAGGCGGAATCACTCCTGTCTACGCTGCTACTGGAGGAGTATTCTCAGGCTCCAAGCAAGGATATCCAGCTATTATGCATGGCAACGAAGCAGTAGTACCATTACCTGACGGAAAATCAATTCCAGTCTCTGGAGGAATGGGCGGAACTGTAAACGTTTCTGTAAATATGGCGACAGGAGAAACAAGTTCCACTTCAAACGCAGAAGACATGTACCAGATGGGAACTGCAATAGCTCAAGCAGTAGAGAACGAATTAGAAAAACAACAGAGACCAGGAGGGATGTTAGCCCCTTATTAATATATTATGGCAATAGGATTCAACACAGGCGGAACTTTAGGAATTGTAGTCCCAGACAAAGGACTTACACTTTCAAATAAACCGAAAATACATTTATCGACTTTTGGCGATGGCTATGAGCACCGTATTGCAGACGGTATTAATACTTTAGTTCAATCTTTTAGCCTAAGTTTTACAACTAGACCAAAAGCAGAAATAGATGATATAGTAGATTTCTTTGAAAGCAAAGGAGCAATAACTGCATTTGACTATACTGTTTCTGACACTAATTCTGGAGGAAATGAAAGAACAATCAAAGTAGTTTGTGACTCTTGGAACCAAACATGGGCATATGATAATTTTTATAGTTTAACAGCAAATTTTAGGAGAGTATACGAGTCGTGAGTACAAACAGTTTAATAAATGATTTTCAAAAACAGGCAGTGGCTTCAGGCATTGTAGAGTTGTATGAGATAGAAAAAGCAGATGGAACATTTGCTTATATAACAAGAGGAGAAGATTCAGATGGAAGTAGTCTACAACTTTATGATTATACTTCTACTAGCACTCTTAGAACTTATGCACCTTACCCTGTAGAGAGTTCTGGGTTTGAAATTAAAGTAACAGGAGCAATACCAAGACCTGTTATTAACTTTTCAAATATAGGTAATAACTTTACTACTTTAATGGGAACTACAGATACAAACGCATTACTAGGTAAAAAAATTGTACGAAGATTAACATTAAAAAAATATTTAGCAGGAGAATCAGCAGATACTGGATCAGGCAATCAATCTATAGAGTTTGATAGACAAGTATGGGTTATCTCTAAACTAATGAAAAAAGACGCAACAGCGTTAAGTTTTGAACTTAAAGCGCCTTTTGATTTAGAAGGGGTTAAGATACCTGCAAGACAGATAATATCAAACGCTTGCCCTTGGGAGTATACAGGAGCCTCCCCTTCTTTACCTGAAGCAGATAAATGCGGAGGGTGTACTTGGGATAAGGCAGGTTCTTTTAGAGCAAGATATAATACAAATGATACTAGCCAAAAAGTTTATGTAACACTTGATGATGAGTATATTTATGATGGTAGCTTATCTTATACAGACTATACAGCAGCAGCGAGTAGTGCTTCTTTCGCTGTAGATGCTTTTATAAAAACTACTGGAGAAGCTGCAACTGAAATAACTACAGCTGGAGGCTTCAACGCTATTACAAATTTAACTAGGTACTGGCAAGTACTTACTGCAGGAACAAAAACAGCTTTAGGTACTCCTTCAGAGTCTAATAGTAACTTCGCAGTATTAAGAGTATTTTCTTCTAGTTATAGTGCAAGTACTACATACAAAGCGTATACAGATGATAGGCTAAATAGTATAGTTAAATCTGGAGACTTCTTATGGAAAACAAAGCAACCCACTGTAGGTAACAGCCCAACATTTAGTGATTATTGGAGAAGAGCAGATGAGTGTGGCAAAAGACTAAATTCTTGTAATAAAAGATTTGGGTTTGTACCAAAGACTTCAACAAGTACAACTTCTAGAGGCAGTGCTACTTTTGAGAATAGAATTCTACCTTTTGGAGGTTTTCCAGGATCGAAGAACTTTGAATAAATTTATAGAAGAAATCTTTTCTCATGCAGAAAAGGAAGCCCCACGCGAGATGTGTGGCTTAATAATAGAACAGAATAATGAAGAAAAATGGATTCCTTGCGAAAACAAATTTTTAGGAGAAAATCAATTTGAAATTGACCCAAAAACTTTCGCAAAGTATCAGCTAATTTCGAAAATAAAATATGTAGTCCATAGTCACTACATGCAAGATTGTCATCCAAGTGAGCATGACAAGAAAAACTGTAAGGTATTAGGTATTCCATACTTAATCGTATCTTACCCTGATAGAGGAGTTAATATTTATGACCCACGTTAAGTTAATGGGAGAAATGGGAGAAAAGTTCGGAGCGGAATGGAACATGGATGTTTCCAATTTTCGTGATGTTTTTCGTCTTATTGATTGCCAAACAAATGGATTTAAACAGTACTTAACAACTTGTGCAGAAGAGGGAATAAACTTTACTATTCAAAACGGAGAAGACTTAGTAGATGGTACTCTCGATGCAATGATAGCCCCTGTAAAAGATACTGTAGTTATTACTCCAGTTGCTGCAGGTGCCGGGATGAAAGATGTTTTAAAAGTAGTATTTGGAGTTTTTCTACTGATGTACGGGCCAGGAATGGCAGATGGCTTGTTTGGAGGAGCAGAGGCACAGGCTGCAAAAGACCTGGATGCAGTCACAAGAGCAACAGGTATGGTAGAAGGAGTAAGAGTAGGAAGCTATGGAACTACACAAGCTCAGGTAGATGCAGCAGCTAAAGTAGAAAGAATACAAAAAGCAAAAGCATTTACAACAAAAGCAATACAAGGAGTAGGAACTAATTTAGCACTAAGCGGTGTACAAGGATATTTAACTCCTGATACTCCCTCAACTTCAGGGAAAAGTTACCTATTCAATGGCCCAGAAAACAACGTAAAAGAGGGAGTACCAGTGCCTTTACTATACGGACAGCTAATGGTTGGAGGCTCAGTAATAAACTTCGGAGTAGAGGAAGAAGCTCTACCACCTTTTGCTTTACAAGGATATACAAGAATAACAGATGGCTCATCTTCATGGACTACAAGCGACGGCGGTTCCGGCGGTGGTAGCGGAAAAGATAGAGGTATAACTCATGCATTTTAGGAGAAAATAATGGGATATGGAAAAAGATTTGCTGATGAACTAGAAGCAGCTTCAAATAATAATGTTGGGGGCTCAAATGCCGTAGCAGGAACCTCTAGTACTATAGAAGGCGCAAAAAACATGCCTGAAGAAAATCAAACTGCAGTAATATATGACGTTTTGTCTGAAGGCCCAATTGAAGGTTTGGTAGATGGAACAAATTCAATATTTTTAGATAAAACTCCGGTAACTATAGAAGACAAAAAATACCAGCCTATAGTAGTTGCGAAAGGTAATTTTACAGCAAGTACACTAACTATAGTAGATTCTACTAGTTCCAACCCTTTTGCTAATCTTTCTACAGAAGATGGTAAAAGATTTGTAAGAATTGCTAAAGGTAAAAAGTTAATTACAGGTAATGGAACTTCTACGGGAATTTCAGGTACTGAAGGCTCGAATATAATTACTTCATCTACTGCTTTTTTCTCTGCAGATGATTTAGCAAGTATAAATCCTGCTACAGGAACAGATGTTTTTATTGATACAGAGATACCTGATCCTTTTATAAGAATAGAAGGGGCGGGGGCTAACTCTTCAGTAGAACTGGTAACTCCTATAGTTAGATTTATTAGTACAACTTCTGTAGAGATTGGACAACCTTTACCTAGAGATATCACACATAAAACAGCAGCTATTGATAAGATAGGTACAATTGCTAGTTTTACTAATGCAAATACTGCAGTTATAACACAGTCAACTCCTTTAGGCACTGCTAAAGTAGATGCTACTAACGTAGAGATTCTTGTAAATACTCCTGCCGCAGTAAATATAGAAGATCCTATATATAATTTCCAAAACTTTTCATACTCATTTATGAATGGTCATCCAGATCAGCCGTATTTAAAAGGTTTTAAAGACATAGGTAGCGCTAGTATAATTGAAAATAAAAATGTCGCCATAGAACAGACAGCAGGCCTTCTTTCCAGCAACAATAATACAATAACTGGAAAATGGACTGATAATACAGCAGCCGCCACTGCACAAGCTGTAGTTGTTACAGACAATGCAATATCAAATCCTAATGAAGTAGACAGCATAAAATTAACTTTTAAGTCTCCTACTATGATAGCGGCTAAATCAAGTAGTGGCGATGAGAAACCAGCAAACTGTGAGTTAAGAATCTTTTTAGGCTATAAGAAAACAGGAGATAATGCCTTTACACAAAAGCTTATGTTTGGCCCTACAGACGAAGATCTAAGTTCAAGGCAAACTAATAAACAGTCAAGACCTTGGGAAAACGCACACAATAGTGGTAGAATTAGAACAGAAACAAGAACACCTTTTGCAGAAAGTTTTACTATTGATTTAACTCCTTATAAGCCTTTATCAGATTACCAAATAACAATTCAAAGAGTAGACCCAGCTATCGGGAAAAACGGAGATTATAATCATACTGCTACTGTTACTTTAGATACTGTTGAACATAGATTTACAGATAAATTATCCTATCCTCATGCTGCATACTCGGCAGTACTTTTTGATGCGGAATCATTCTCAAAAATACCTTCTCGTTCTTATGAACTAAAAGGATTAAAAGTAAAAGTACCTACTAACTATTTTCCAAAAGGCGAAGGCGGAAGAACTCATGGAGAGTATGACAGAAATATAAGTTCTGGAGTAGACTCTGGAAGTTACCAAAACTGGGATGGAAATTTTAGAGGAGATTTATCTACTTATGCTGAGGGACATGTTAACCATGAACTAGTATGGACAGATAATCCTGCTTGGATTTTCTATGACTTAGTAACAAATAAAAGATACGGAATAGGAAAATATATAGAAAATAGTCAAGTAGATAAATTCGAATTATATAAGATCGCAAGATACTGCGACGAACTTGTAGCAGATGGAAAAGGTGGACTTGAGCCAAGATTTACTGCAAACGTATACATAAAAGAAGCAGCAGACGCACTCAAAGTATTGAAAGATATTTCTCAAGTATTTAGGGGAATGTTATATTGGTTAGATGGTCAAATTCAATTTTCACAAAATAGGTATGAACAACCTATATTTACTTTTTCAAAAGCAAACACTATAGGAGGATTTGCTTATACTTCACCTAGAGGACAGTTTAGATCAAATCAGATTAGAGTAACTTGGAATGACCCAGACTCTATGTACAAACAAGCAGTAGAGATCGTAGAAGACACTAATAATATATTAGAAACTGGGAAAGTTGTACCTAAAACTATTGTTGCTTTCGGAGCAACTTCAAGAGGACAAGCACATAGATTTGGTAAGTGGAGTTTATTCACAGAGATACTAGAAGCCGAAGCTGTAGCATTTCAATCTTCTATCAATGCAGGATTCTTAAAACCTGGCAACGTAGTATTAATTCAAGATGCAGACAAAGATGTAATATCTAATTCCGGTAGATTGTCTTCTTCTAGTTCTGTTACTGGTATAAACCTAGATAGACCAATAAATCTTTCTAGCGGCAATACTTTTAAATTATCTATTATGTATCCACAAGGTGGAGCATACTTATCTAATACTAGTGCTATAATAAATGATAGTACTACAAATGCTTCTGTAACAAATACTTACCAGAGAGGAGACTTAATAACTCATGCAAAAGTAGGGGGAACTGTAGTAGAACTAACAACAGATGAGCAAACTAATAATGCAGTAGATAGTAGCGGTGATGCTTTAGATTTAGTATGGAATCCTAATTCAAGAATTGAAACTCAAACTATATCTAGTACAGGGTCGTCAGTAAGTTCAGTAACAGTTAGTAGTGCATTTACATCAGCTCCTGAGTCAGACTCAATGTGGGCAATTAGAGAGTACGATGCTGCAGGAGTCCTTGTAAACGGATCAGCACAACAATATGTAATTGTAGATATAAAAGAAGAACCAAATAAATTATATACTATATCCGCAGCTAAGTATGAACCTTCTAAGTTCGACATGGTTGACAGAGGATATATACTAGACGTAGGTGTAGACACTAATAAATTACCTACCTTTAGAGAAAGCCCACCAGCTCCAGAAACTTTGAGTTTAGAAGTTGTAAAATCTTTTAATGCAGGATTAAATGATTCTTCTAATATACTAGGTGCTACTAATCAAATAAGAATTAACTGGGGAAGAGTGTTAAATGATGACGGTACTGAATACAAACATCTAAGTCATTTTGAAATAAAACATAATATTGATAGTTCTAGAGTTGATAAATTCAAAAAGCTAACAGTAGCAAAAACAGAAAACGTTTTAAGCGTAGACTTTGATGGGCCAAAAGAAATGATTGTTCAAGTTCAATCAGTTAATATTAATGGCGGAAAGTCTTCTATAGTACAAAGAAAGATTGAAGTTACAAATAGTCAAGTTAGTAATGGAACTACTGAAATATTTAAAGTACCTAGTGATGGAAAAATAGACAAACATATTCAATGCGGAGGATCTAACGTATCTATAGATAGTGTAAACTATCAATTACAAAGCTCAGACGGTACAATATATACTAATCCTAGCAACGGAAACACAGCCTCTTACCAGCAAAGTTTTGTAGGTATGGCAGCAAATTCAGAAGCATACTTACTATTTGATGCGTCAGAGAGCGCAACTAGTGGAGATGTTTTAAAAGCTGTAGAGAATAAAATAGACTCAACAGCATTATTACCTTTAGGAGTAAATAGTAGTAATGCGGCAGTAACTACACCTTTAGCTTTTGAATACTTAGCAGAAGTAGGAGCAGCGAACAATGGTATAACAACCGAGACCGGAACTATAAGTGGGACAGTCGGTGATAACATTATTACTGGTTCTTCAACTGATTTTACTACTGAATTTGAAAACGGAGATATTATTGTAATTGCTCCTGCAGGAACAACACGTTTTTACAGTAAAATAAATTATATTGAAAGCAATACAAAACTACAAATTGCAACTCCTTTACCTAGGACTTACTCAGGAGTATCTGTAAGTAGCCTATCATTCAAATCAGATCCTATATCAGACGTTATTTTAGCAAAAGTATCTTATGACGGTTCAACTTACACAGTAGAAGAAAAGTATTCAGAAGGCACTGAAAGTTTAGGGTATTTTCATCATGAAAACACTTCAAATACAAATGCACTAAGTGCTAATGCTTTTAAAACTGAGTTTGGTAGATTCCCACAAGAAGGAGATATACTTATTGTTGTGAATACAGCTCCCACTCCTAAAGTAAGTAAGTCGTATAAATTCGCAAGCAATGCTTTTAGTGAAATAGCTAACTTTATGACTGGAGATTTAGTAGTTGATGGTTCAATTTCTGGTACAAAAATAAATTCTGCTACTAAAGTTACAGCAGGTACTGGAAATAATGTAGGTGTGTTAGACGGAGCAGACTCTACATTTAGAATATATGCAGGACATGCTACTCCAGCAAGTGCTCCTTTCAGAGTAACACAAGGCGGAGCTTTGACAGCAACAAGTGCTACTATAGGAGGAGCTATAGACGCTACAACTCTTAATGTTGTTAATGCAAGTGTAGTAGGTTCTTTAACAGCAAGTGAACTTACAGCAGGTTCCGTAACTGTACAGAGTTTAAATCAAGCAGTATGGAATGAAATAGACAGCAGAGTAGCAGGGCCTGCAGCAAATGGTTTTTATGATAATAAAAATTCAACAACAGGATATTTAGGAGTTTCAAAAACTCTATCCTTGACAGGTTCTTCAAGCGCAGGTTATCAACATAATGGCGAAGACTTACACTTACGTTTCAATATGGTAGACTCCTTTGGTCCAACCCCAGCAGGATTTACAGGAAACGGATTAAAAGTTACAGCACAATTTCAATACAGACTAGCAAGTTCAAGTACTTGGATAAATGTAGGGTCTTCTTTGACGGAATCTTTAACTAAAACAGATTATTCTTCAGGTTCATTATATGATATAGACATGGATCACGATGCAGAAATATCTAGTTCTCTAACTACTACTTCTTACTACCATTTCCAAGTAGTTCTTACTCCTACTATAACAGACAATGCTTTTGTAGCATTTATAAACTACGGTCAAGGAGGAGCAAATGACACAAGCGGATCTCCTTTCCTTTTTGCGGCACAACAAGGAAGTACTTCTGTAGGTTCTGGTTCTGGCACAGTTACTAGTGTTGGAAGTGGGGACGGTTTAACTGGAGGAGCTATCACGGGCTCCGGCACTTTAGCAGTAGATAGCACAGTTGTAAGAACAACAGGCACACAAACAATTGCTGGAGACAAAACTTTTTCAAATGATATTATAGTTTCTGGAAATCTAGATGTACAAGGCACAACTACAACCATAGACACAACTAACCTAGACGTTAAAGATAAGAACATTACCCTTAACTATGGTACTGGCGATACATCA